CATTACTTCAGCTTGACCTTTTCCAAGACCTTTGCTAACTTCACGTCCTGTAACTTCACCAAGATTGATAGCCCCAGCTTTAGCCATTTCAAGCATCCAATTATTAAAGGAACCTTCATATCCACCTTTCACAGCTTCATCATAATCTTTCTTATGAGTAGTTTCTGAAATATTCTGGAAATCAATAAAAGAACCTTTATAACCTTGACCTTTAGCATATTCATAAGCTTTAACTTTAGTAGAACGGGTATCTTTAGATTCAAGAACTTTCTGTTTATATATCATGTCTTGAATATCAGAAAGTTTCTTTTGCTTTAAAGTCTCACTGGAAAGTTTTAATTGCAGTGCCTGTGAGATATTCTCAGGGGTAAGTCCAACTAAATCGGCACTGCTAATATTTAGAGGACTGAGCGAAGGGTTTAAGAAATTCTGCATCATTGCTTTTTCTTTGGTATCTTGAATTCCTGTAGGTGCATTCATAGCCATTCCAGAGGGAGCTCCTGCAAATGGAGTCTTTTCATCTCCTGCAAGGAATGCAGATACATCACCTGCATATTGAAGTTTCCCTTCTTTTTGAGAAAGACTCCCACCACCTGCGAGGAATTTCTGAATCAATTTCATCTGACTTTCAGCAGCTATTTGTTTCTGTGTAACATCAGCCACCTGTTGCATTGGATCATCTGGGTTTGCAAGACCTTGACCCATTGCATTCATGTAATACAATAGCATTTTATTTTCTAAAGGGTTAGGCATTTTTTAATTTCTCCTTAATTGTTTATAAGAGACTTGAGGCTGCACCAAGAACTGCACCTATAGCAGCTCCTTGAGGGCCTGTAATAGATCCCATTTCTGCACCAATCATTGCACCAGCAGCTGCGCCCATCATCGCTCCACCAATAGCAGAACTTGCTTGACTCTTTCCTTTCTTCTCACCAGGAACCATAACTCCGCCACCAATAGATGCTAATAAATTAGCACCATGCTGAAAAACTTCCATATCCCAAGTAGCTGCAGCTTCATCTATTTCAAGATTAACTCCAGCTTCTTCTTTCTTAGCAACTATCTTAATTCGATTAGCTTCAGAGGTTATTTGAGTTAGACTTTTTTGATATTCTAATTTAAGTGCTATTAATCTCAAAGCATCATCACCAAAAGCTTTCAAGTGTAAATCTGCACTATATTTAGCAATCTGACGTGTTTGACTTACTTCAATAATACTTCTTCCAATTGCAAAAGCTGAAGAAACAACCGCATTGATATCTCGCATACCAGATTCAAAACGAGGAATGACTTCAGATGTTAATCTATCTCCAAGGTCAAGTGAATATTCATCAACTGCATTATCAATCCGAGAGTCAGCAAGAATATTTGCAATAACAGTATCCAAAGTATTTCCTGAACTTAGTAACGTAACTAACGTTTTAAATTCATCTACAGAAGTAAGCATTGATGCAAGATCTGTGTCAGGATCGTAGGCAGATTCACCTGCATAAGGATCAGCACCAAAAGCTATATTCATCATATCTGTCATACTAGAAGTAAGAGTATCTACACCAGAATCATCAAGAGCCATAGAGTGCCAAGTTTTCATATGTGCCGGATAATCAACTACACCAGCACCACCTCCACCTCCACCACCTTTTTTATGAATCTTAGATTCAAAGATTTTCCAATCACTTGCAAATATTAGCATAATTCAATGCTCCGTTTATTAATTAAACAAAGGTAAAGATATAAAAGTATATTTGGTCTCTCCTCCAAGATGCTTAACAAGTTTAAGAATTAAAGATACATCTGAGTAACCTATAATTTGATTACATCCTTGACCTATAGCAAATTTTACTAAGGATTTAAAACCACTTAACCAATTAGACTTACTCACTGTCTCATAACCATAGAGACAGTATATTAATAAGTTCTTTGTATCACTTACGTCATCATAAGTAATTCTTGTAACTACTAATCCTTCAAATTTATTTCCATCTTCTATTTTATCATAACTAGCCCAACACTGTGCTTTACCACAGAGAAGTGCAGAGAGGATATTGTTCATCTTATTAGAACTTTCATCAACTGTAGGTGGTAAGGATTCTTCAATAGCATACTTAATGATATCCCAGAAATTAGAAATTTGATCAGGCATTAGTTTTGTCAGCATTATTTTTGTCCTCGTGGCGGTGCAGCATACACACCTCTTAGACCCCTCAAGTCAGTCATTTTCCATCTTAACGTGATGTAGTCTAGACTTGAATAGTCAGTTATAAAATACTTAGATTTCATACAGATTCTAAATTCAATTCCTGCAGCAACAATAGAAGCAATACCTTCATTATTAACAGGTATGAAATTAGTACGTTGAAAATCTTCTGATGTACTCATTCTCCAATCAATAGCTATCTTTGCATCAGTTATTAATGCACCACCTAATTCAATTGAAAAGATAGTTTTTTGCCCTCTGTATCCCATGTCTATAACATGTGAGATTATTAAAGGTTCATGTGTTGTAGGATCTGGTGTATCAGGTAAACCACATAGACCATTACCATCTTCATCATCGTACCAGACAGTGTTTACTTTATATGGATAGTTGGTCAAACCTTGAGGGGAAAGAAGAATGCTATTCTCACCATCAGAGATGTAGAAATCTCCTTTATATGAATCAAAGTTAACAATAACATCTCCACTATCTAAGTCTTCCACATACTCAGCATAACCAATTTCTTTCAAACCTTCTTCATTCACAGCCCAGATGATATTTTCGAGGTCTACAAACACATGACGTTTAAGATCTCCATTCATAGCACCACGATTTTTAAGACCTACATTGTGAAGTTCTTTAAAACCAAAAGTTGCTGCTGGCGATGACATAGGAGACATCAAGGTAATTCCGGCAGATGAGTAAACAACTACGTTATCACCCAACCTTCGTACATGATAAACTTCACCACCAAAAGGATCACGACGAAAACCTGCTTCATTCTTTAAACCAGGTGTGAAGTCAACATCACCAATTTTAGACCAAACGATAGACTTTTCATCACAACTATGCCAATCACTTAGAACACAACCACCTATCATCTGTCCTTTGAAATTGCACACAGTTCGCATCATAGGAATATTTACATGAGATGTTACTTCTCTCCAATCATTGATTCCTACATCCCAATAGATCATAATAACTCCATTGGTCATAAATGCATAAGAACCAAAATCAGCTAATTCCATTAAAGTACCTTTACCATAGGTTAGTTCGTCTATAACAAAGATCTGTGAAGCAGTATAAGTTTCATCAAGAGAATATACAATGTCCTCTAAGTTAGTAACACTGTCTCTGACAATGAGAATTTTATACTTCTCTTGTTTCAGAAACTGTGGAAAAGGCCAACTGTATAGTAAATTAAGGCCTAAAGGTAGAGGGTTATGTAAAGATGGAATCCCTTCAATTGCCTTCTTTCCAATTCTAAATCCTAAACAGGTTTGTAAGAATGCAGAATTCCTAGGAACCCTTGATTCAGATTTAAGGCCTTTTAATAAAGCTTCATCGATTATAGTATAGAATTCTCTCACTCAATAACCTCAGTTTTCTCTAAAGCACTTATCAAAAATGGTTTAATTTCAGAATCTTTAACTGCAGGAGTCCAGAGGAAAGCAATCCAGATTCCTGAGACAACTTCTTCTTTATTTACAGAAGTAACTTTTATCAATAATCTATCTCCTGCATCTACATTGGCATTAGGTTCTATCATAATAGACTGTCTTTTAGAAAATGCTATTTTACTAATATGTGTAAGTTTTTGATACACAATAGTCTCAATATTTACTCCTTGCTTAGGCATATTCTCAACAAACATCCCTCCAACAGTTATCTTGCCACCAGCAGGAAACATGTAACGTAAAACGATACCTTCTTCTGGATTCTCACAGTAACCAGAAATTGGAAAAGGTGTGATAACACCAGTCACTGTTTTATGAAGCCTTCGTGATTGCAACTTGAGTATTCTATCTATATGCTTAATCTGTTTTTCTAAAGTATCACCTTTTATCATCTTCATCGACTTTCTCCTAATGAATAGTGATTACCATCTCCCCACCGTCCGCCCCATGTGCCACCAATAGATTCCCAAAATAGACCTAAAGGTTCATGAGATTTAGTACTTCTTAAATACCTTCCATTTTTGAAAAGGTTAATATCAGCAGCTAATTTCTTATAATGGAAACTCCATCTACGATGACCTGTTTTTGCATAGAAATCTCCAAATGTTACTTCATAACCCTTTTCATAAGCAAAGAGGATTAGTAAAGGTATCATCCTTGCAAATTTAGATTGTTTCTGTCTAAGCGTCATTTATCTGCCTTCTTTCATGTTTTCTTATAATTTCTACCCTTAGGCTGTTAAATTTATAAGCCAAAGCTCCTGCATCATGTGCAATAAATGCAAGATGAGAATCTGTTTGCTTTAGATCCTTATGTAATTTTTCAGCGTCTTCTAATAAACCTTTAGATTCTAAAATTAACTTTTCCATGTCAATCCTCTATTTGAGTAACTTCTGCAATTTCTTCTTCAACAAGGTCTTTTCCAATATTAGAAATTTCAGCTGCTATTGAGCTAGTCCAATCATTTACACCTTGTGTGTTTCTATTAACAATTTCAAGATGTCTCATAGTCGCCATGATTAAGACATCTGGATGTACTTCAGACCAATAACTTTTATCATCATCTTCGGATAATTCATCTGTATAAAACAACCCTTTGATCTCAACAAGGATTTTTTCATTTGTAGGTGGTGCAATTAGAATACTGTTATAAGCATAATGATTTGCACTTATTACATCTACATAGCCAGAGAAAGCCTCAAATGCATCAGACATGGTTTCAGAAGTTTCTGGTACGGCTCTAGTTACTGTAGGTGCGTAGTAAAGAGGACTTCCACTGTCTATGCCAGAAGGTATAGTTGTAAAGTATCCTGTAAGAAGATCTTGCAAATTCTTTTTCTCAAGTTGCCATCTTGCAGATGTTGTAGCTGCCCAAACTTCCTTTATAGCACGACAGAAAGGAAACGATACAGACCAGAATTTAGGCTCACAAAACCTATATGCAATACCAAAGGATTTTTGATTAGTATCTAAACGATCTAGATGACGTTGTCCTGCATTGATATAGAAATTAGCACCATTGTCTGAACCATCTTCATTTACAAGATCGAAACGCCCTGAGATTATTCTAAATTGTTGACGGAGTTGGAGTAGATTCATTTAGTCTCCTTTAATTACCTGTCTTAGTCTTTTTCCACTTTTGCTAAAAGGGTTCATAACATCATCTGACTTAAATTTGGTTAATATTTCCTTAAATTTCTTATATTTTTCTGGTTCTATAATATAGAAATTAAAACCTGAGTCTTTTTTTAAACCGACAGCTAACCGTGTATCAGAACCTCTTCTAGATTGATCTGACCGATATACAAGTGGCCACCTTTGATGTGGAGCAGCTAGTGTGGCATGACCATTACCTAGAACTACTACTGGCTTACCTTTGGCAGCTAATTTACTCCCTTCTATAGGATCCACTTCTGTTATTCCAGTTCCTTCTATATTATTAGCAGATTTAAAAAATTCATTCAAAAGAGCAGCAGATGCTGGATTTTCTTCCCAACCTTCATAATTTCCAGATGCAGTGGTCTTCCTGAAAACAGGATTTTCAAAATCTCCTCTACGTGGTAAACTTATTCCATAATATTTTTTCAGCATATCATCCAAAAATATATTACATTTATAATATTTAGGATCTTTATCTCTTACAGTATTATATTTACCAGATTGTATGTCATTAGTTATACCAACCCAAGTACGTTTATCATAGGAATCTATAGATAATTGCTTAGCCATTTCAGAAGCATTCATTTCTTTAATTTGTTCTAATTGTGAATTATTCTCGAGTGGCATCATAAACCTTTGTTTATTTATTAAACGAAGGTGAGCAGTTTATTACTCACCTTCGAGGTTAAATGTTAAAGGTTATTAGGAAGACCTACGCCATTCAGAATACCACACTTAAGTGGGAATCCAAACTCAAGACCACATTCAGTAAGATATTCCTCTTCAGTCCCATCAATTCTACGATGTCCGTAGCCTTCAGGATGCTGTTTAGCAGAAGTCTCACCATAAAAAGTAGTGTCCTGAATGAACTTGTATTCAAGTTCTTTAGGCTCAAGAATCACCATCATGTTACGAGTGGTAACATCAAAACTGAAAAGTGGATGAGTTTTCATATGGATAGTTCCGAATGGAGTAATCCATGTTTTGATCTGCATACCGTAGGTTTTCTGTGCCGGAGCGAGATTAATCTGCCCAGAGGTTTGTGCAAGTGCATCAATACCTAATAATGCACCAGATCCACAAAGGCAAAGTTTATCTTCAGCACCATAACGAAAGATGAGTTCAAGCATAGCCTTCAACCAGGTTTCACCACCAACTGCCCATGCCTGACCAGCGAAAGCAGGATTAAGTGTATAGTCATCTACATTGCCTGGAGCATTATTACGAATAAAGTTGATAACACCTTGAGTTGTTCTCTCAGGTTTACCATTATCGCCTATACGTTCAGTCATGATTCCCCAGAGAAATGCAAGTTCCATTTCGATAGAGTTCATTTCTAAACACTCTCGTTTAGCCTTCTGATAATCATCTCCAGTACGAAGATTAGTGCTTCTCGCAGTACGAGTGATACTCAAAGGTGAACGAAAGATCTGAGTGTAATTATGATGCTTAGTTGGATTCAATGCAATAGAATTAGGCATCGGAGCACCTTCAGAGTTGATGTTACCTATGATTAGTAAGTTGTCAACATCTGAAAGGTCATGTGCCGGACTATTATCATCATCTTCAAGTAAGATAATCGCAAGAACTGAATTAGATCCAGATGTACTCACGGAACTTACTTTTCCAACTACATCCACACGGTAATCGCTAGCATCACGAAGTAAAATTTGATGTCCAGAACGAATGCGATTAGCCAGCGTTGCATTACATGCAACATAGACTACATCACCAGCAACCCCACCAGATACATAAGCAACTGAAAGATCTGGTACGGTAAAGATTCCTGTAACAGCTCCAGAGACAGAACCTATCTGCTCCGTCCACCAGTGGAACTGTGGATCAGTTATCTTCTTACTTCCCAACATGGATAGAATAGCTGTTAATGGAGTCATTCCATTAGGGTAAAGATAAAGTATATTTTGACGCCAGTTCATGGGTCTCTGATCTGTGACCCAGTCTCCAGTGCCTCTCATTCCCAAAAACATAATTATTTCCTCCTATAAATTGCTTTGTTTATTTATAAAACAAAGGTTAATTGTTTATCTTATTGTGCAGCAGTTGTAGGTGCAGCAGAGGTTGGTGGAGTGGTAGTTCCACTATACTTAGTCACTGCATTAAGCACATGCCAACACATACCGTCTGAGTAGAATAAATATTTATCACACTTACCATTGAGAGTGAAATCGCCTTCCCAGCATTCACTGTCGTCATTGTTGTCCTCAATCGTGATATCATTTACAGGGTCAGCGTTTCTACATACGATGGAGTAGAATCTACCTCTAGCCTCAGACACAGGTGGGAGGGTTATGACTATAGGACCTGAATCTTCATCTGCTTCAGGTCTCATAACATAATCCCTAGTGCTCATTTCATAAGTTACATTTGGAGCATGATACTTATCAACAACTATATCATGTCCAATGATTCTATCTTCACGACTCATCTTATTTACCTCCTATAATGTTTCATTCATTTTGTCAATCTCCGAAAGGAGACGACTTGTATTAGGTTTTTGTCGACTTCTAGATGACTTAGCTTTAGGAAAATTAGGTCCTTTCTTTGGTGCATTAGTAGTAGGGGCAGAAGTTACCACTCCAGCTTTTTTATGAAGCTCAAGACGTTTCCTAGTCTCTTCCTCTACTGATTTAAAGATTTTGTCAAGTTCCCAATCAGGATTTTCTGAAGCAACTTCCTCATAAACAGCAGCTACAACTTTCTTAAATGGTTTTAGGTCTTTATTACCAGTGTAGAAATCTTCAACCTTCTTTTTCAGTGTAGATTGAGCAAGTACATTTGACTTAACAATATCAGGAATGTTTCGTAAAGTGGTTTCCTGAAACTTCTTTGAAGCCTCTGAACCCATCTTGAACACTTTATTAAGAAGCTTATTGAGCATTTTTGGATCTCTTGTTAACTCATCAAGGTCAATATCATTCCCTAAAAATTCTACTTCCTCAAAAGGTACTGCAGTTGTAGGTGCCTTTGTTGAAGCAGATTTTTTCTCAGATGCTTTGTTTAACTGTTCACGAAGTGCTTCATTTTCCTTTTTAATCTTTTCGAGTTCACTATTTTCATTAGGTGCTTCGGTTGTTGGAGCATCTGTTGCAGGTGCACTTGTTCCTGGAGCATCTGTTGATGGCACTTCAGTCTTAGGTACGTCAGTTCCAGGAGCTTCCGTACCTGGTGCATCTGTAGCACTTGGAGCTTCTGTAAATGGAGCATCTGTAACTGACGGCTCACCAATGTTTAGCATAGCATCAATCTGATCTTTAATTTCTTTCGGCATGAGTTAGTCTCCCTTGTTTAAAATTACTTTACACTTAACTGTCTTGAAATTTCTTTCCAATATCCATATTCATCTGCACCATCTCCACCTATGTTTATTAAAGTGATTACATCATCTTGCTGTGCATTGAAAGTTGATAGTGCAGGAAGTTGGTTTAGATAAAGTTGTCCAGTGAGCTTAGGACCATCTAAGAATGATAGACTATTATCTTGAAATATGAAGGTCTTTGTCTGACCTTCAGTGCCACCTATAATCTGTCTTATCTCTGAAATACCTAAACTATCAACTTTGATATATTCTTTATTATATATACTAAGATCTGTACCAACATCTAATGCAATAGTCCCAGTTGGTACAATCAGTTTAGTATATGCTATATCAATATATCCTTCAGACTTTATAGTATTTAATTCAACTGTCAGTTTTCTAACCCAATAAGGCCACATGCTTACTAATTCTTGATCAGTTGGTTTATTTGGATTCAGACTCATCTTTTGTATCCTCCTCATCTTTCAATATATGTAAGAATACATCAGGAAGAGAGAGTAAGTAATCTATAGTCATCTCTCTTCCATGTATGTCTCCTAAGTGTGTCAAGATGTCTTTGCCAGAAGTTATAGAATCTCCAACAACCTGTCCATATTCATCTTTACATCCATCTTTCCACATTTTTAACTCACGCTTTATATCACTCCATAAGATTGATGCTTTAAAAGTTTCAATTTGATCTTTTGTAGCATTAACTATGACTTCTTGTTCTTCTTCCATTTTAAACTCCTGTAGGTACTAAATTTCCTTTATTTACTTCATTCATTGTCTCTTCATTACCCATTACTGTTGGCTGAATCCTATTAACATTCTTCTTAAAGTCCTCAATATTTTTAGCTCCGAGTTCAGTTGCTATGTAACTGAACAATCTAAATACATCAAATTCTTGAGATAGTTGTTCAGAACCACCTATTATTTTAAAAAGCTGCACCCAAACATCAGAGAAATTCCCTCCAGGTATACTTCCGTCTCTCACAATTACATCATAGTCAATTGAAAGGTCATATGGAGTTATTGGAACTCTTTCTTGTTTTCCAAACATCTCGGTTAACTTTTCTTGATTTCTACCTATAGTCTTTACATAAGTATCTTGTGACATATACTGCTGTGTATGAACAGCAAACATATAACCTATATCTTGCATGAATTGCATACCTATGATTGAAGCAATTCTTTGCAGACGTGAAATAGCACTTCCCCTGGTTCCTTGAAATTCACCTCTTGTTAATCGCTCAGGGCCACCTTGTCGAAGTGAGCCCATCATAGATTGATCAGCACCAGAGATTTTATCCATCCACTGTGTTATGTAGGCAGAGTCAGCTATATTGTTTCTTGTAATGTCATTTACTTGAAGTTGCTGAACAACTTTGTCAACTCCTCTTCCCCATGCAGGTCTACGAAGTCTAATAAGTTTACCAGGTTCAGGATCTTTAAGGTCATTTATGTTGATTAGGTAAGGATCAACTACAAACATATCATTGATAGATTTACGAACATTACTTACATGTGAGTTGAAAAGAAAATCTAATGTATGTTGAAGACCGTGTAGGATTTCTAATCTACCTATTGGTGTAGGTGAAAAACCATCAAACTCAGGTGCAGCAACTGCAACAGGAAACATTCCATGAGCGTGGTCAATTTTAGATGCAGATGTTATTACTTCATCTGAGGAAAGTGCAAAAAGCCACTTTTCTGGATATTCACTTGTTCCAAGTTTCCATTCCTTTGGAATAAGATTTATATACATATAGATGGTATCTATATGATTTGTAGAAGATGCAGTCGTATTCCTTGGATCTTGACCACCGTATTTTAAGTTGCGACTAGATTGGTCTGTTGAGAAAGATGATTTTTTATTCCTTATTGCCTTAAGATATTTTACATTGAATATTTCTCCATCACTAGAGAGCTCTTCAGAAAGCATACTCATTAAGTTATCACGTACAACCCATCCTACAAACTCACCAGATTGAACATCATGAGCAGAGACAGATGGGTCAGGGAGATACATGTAAGGATCAATTGCATCTAGTTTATTCCCCTCGAAAAGCATAGATTCAACGAAGGTAACTTTTCTACTCGTAGATTCTCCACCGAATTTGTCTAAAGTAACCACCTTTGAATTTATAGGTTTCTTTCCATACATCTTTGTCCACCCAGGTGCACCAGGCCCTATACCATAAGCAAGAGAGTTTCGTAAGACAGTGTGTACAGCAAGAGGAACTTTAGTTTTAATGCAATGAAGGCGGACGAGAAGTTCTAACAACATAGTTCCCTGTACATCTTCAGGTCCAACACCTTCGTATTGAAACATAGGGTCTTGAAAAAAAGCCATTGAAAGATAGGTTAAAAGTGCCTCAAGCATTGCATAAGTGTAAGGGAAGACGATTGATACAGGTTTTGAAGTATCCTTTTGCTTAAGTTGTCTTTCTTTATCTTTGAGAGGAATGTAAGTTGTTAGAACTTTATCTACTTCATTCCAGGAAGGATAACGCTTGCTCATTTCATTACGAGATTCACGAGCACGAGTTAGGATTTTTTGTTTAAGCTTATTGTGAAATTCTGAATCTGGCTTAAGATCAAGATTATTAGGATATTCATAGTCATAAGATTTCCTAGAAAAATCAGTTGTACTTCCCTGTCCTGGTTCACCTGATACAGTGTAAGGCATTAATTATCTCCTAAAGTGTCTTAAACATTTTATCTACTGTATATTTAGTAGCCCAATTTAAAAGGATTATTTCATTAGATACATCTGGGTCAGTAGCATCTATTCGATAAAGTCGTCCAGTAAGCAATTCACCAACCTTTATTTCATTACCTACTCCATCAATATCATAGTCGATAGTAAATTCAAGTCTATACAAACTATATTGAGCACTTCTTCCTACAAGTATTGCTTGTTCTAATTCTACATCATTAGAAGTTATTGGAACTTCTTCACCAAATATAGTGTGTTCCCAAGAAAACCGAAACTTAAAATAATCTCCTACATCCTCAGCTGCTGATAAACAAACACCTGCACAAAATAAGATATCAGATGTTCCATTCCATCTACCTGGAACACACTGTTTAAAAAATAACTCTTCATCATCTGCAGCATAGATAGGGAATGAAAATCCTTTGAATATTCCTATTGTTACCTGAGTAGGTTTTGTATGAGCAAGTTGAGCTGTATAATCTATTTCAGGACGAAGAGTTAATTTTCGCTCAGCTGTGCCATGTAAAGATACAACTCCAGAATTATCAATAGATAAATAATTTAATGCTCCACCTACTCTAATACCTCCTGAGACATAAGATATTTGAGCAGTATATTTTCCACCTATTGCTATCCAACGTTCATCTGCAACTCCAGATGCATCCATTACGTAAGGTGCATTTACTGCAGGTCCTGAAGCATCATAGGCGTAGATTGTGTACTCATTTTGTACTGTTGCACCGATTATTTGATAAGCAAGGACAATTGCTCCTAGATCACCTGTTGAAGCATTTAGCTCAATTGGGTTGTCTATATCTGCAACAGAAATAGGTGGTAAGACTCTAAACCCAAGATCAACAAGACGAAGAACTTCTTCATCTGCAACGGGGCCTTGTTCCACACGAAGTTGTCCATCTGTAGTCATTGCTTTATGATCTTCACCAGCGAAGTCTCCATCTGGGTCATTTACTGGAAGAGCGTCATCATAGACAAAAGGTCCTAATGAACCAAAATATACTTTCCTTAAAGCCAATTTATTTCCTTTGTTTAATTAAAATACGAAGCGGTTAATGATTCTCAATAAGTAAAAAGATGACTCCTAAGAAACTTAACAATGTTGATATTAAAGTACCTATCAAAAGCTTTTGTGCTCCATCCCATTTAGTCCATAAAGATTTCACATCATCCTCCATCATTTTCATTCTTGCACATATTCCTGAGTGTCTTAGACATACATTATCATCTTTATCCATTATGCGTATCTCCAATTACTGATTGGCTCTTCATAACTTAACTCTTTATATTCAGCCTCTACATCAGTAGGATTTTCTTTAGGTGAGAAGTAACGTTCGCCCATTTCAAGCATCTCGATTATGTAAGCTTCAGCATCCATAATGTCCCAGAGTTTAGAACGAGGGAACATGAGAAGTTGAGCTTCGAGTTTCTTCATATTCACACATGATGCATTGTGATAAATGTAGCCTTGACGATAGTAAGGTACAAGTTCCTTCACACGGAGTTCTTTCTTCATCCCTCCACGTGCCTTAAGCCAGACGAGTTCGAAAAATTTACCTCGTTTAAACATTTCATTTTTAATAGGTTGTTTGATGAACTCGTTTAGTGAAGTTTCTTCAACACCTAATACTTTTGCATCTAATCGTGCACCCATATCGAACATGGCGTCATAAAGTTCATCTGGATAGAACTTATCTGAAACAATATCTCGTATAAAGATTCGTGCATTGTTAAGGTCAATTCCAATACCTACGATTGCACTCTCAGCTGAATGAAGTTTGACGGTCTTAGCAGGATCGACAATTACTACATTTTCAATATTCTTATTTACCTGAATATCAGCATCTGTTAATTTAAGGTCATGTTCACCAACTTGGTCTTCTCTTGCATGTCCGTAGTAACGGAAGTAATTTTTCTGAAATGCAGCGTCTTTAGTTGAGATTGGTAAGTTTCTTAATTCACGAAAGAAGACATCGGTCATACCTGCTTTTGAATGTTCTTCCCATTCCCTAGCAATGTCCTTATCAGACATAAAATGTGGAGCTACTGATTTAAAGTTGTCGTCACATGCTTCGAGACGGATGCTTGCCCAATCTTCAGCATCGAGCAGATTCTGAATTAAAGCATCTTCATGTTTTAGAGTGTCTATATACACTATTTTCCAATCTCTATGGAGTCTAGGAACTGATTTAATAACATCTGCATAGAGCCAATTTTTACGTTTTGCTCTAATTACTTCACCTTCAATTGTATCAGGGTCTTCAAGATCATCTATGACAATTAGGCCTGGGCGGGAGTTTTTGAATAAGACACCTCGTACCTGCTGGCCACTACCCCTTGGAAGTACAAAGGTGTCATAAGCAACCCATGCTTTCTTGCTAAAGCTTTCATCAACTTCATCTCGTCTAACTCCTCGTGGACGTATAGGGCCGAAGAATTGCTTGATTGCGAGATTGGTTGTAAGTTCACGTCGTAAGTTCTCAGT